GTCCCGCAGCCCGTGCCGCAGCCCGTGCCGCAGCCCACGCCGCAGTACGATGGCCTTGAAACCCTGTTGCAGCAGATTTTGCAGGGCCAGCAGACCAGCGCACAGGCAATGCAGACTATGACGCAGACGTTGCAAGCGAACGCGCTGGGCCTTGGCATCCAGCAGCAGCCGGCGGCAGATGCCGCAACGGTGACGGCCCGAATCATCGACCCGACTTATGGAAAGGAAGTGAAGTAATATGCCTCTTGGTATGGATTTTGCGGACATTGCCGCAATTCTGACGGAAATTAACAAGATGGCCACCGGGCAGGAGCCGACGTCGCCCATCGTGGATACGTCGAGTTTCGTATCCGTGGCACAGGCCACGCTGCTGACAGGTACCGACAACTACACCAAGGCGATCAGCCAGGTGCTGGGCCGCACCATTTTTGCCGTCCGTCCCTATGACGCACCCCTGAAGCGCTTGCAGGTCACGGGCGACGACTGGTCGAACCATGTGCGGAAGATCAATTTCTGCGACACTGACCCCGTCACCGATAAGGCGTGGGCGCTGGAGGACGGCAAGAGCGTGGATATGTACGAAGTCCACAAGCCTAAAGTCCTTCAGACGAACTACTATGGCCAGACCAATTACAGCCGCGTGTACACGCAAGCTGATACCCAGATGGAAGCGGCCTTCAAAGGCCCCGAGGAACTGGCGCAGTTCTGGTCCTCGTTCGTGCTGCATCTGCCGTAACCTGGCCAATAACCTGATGGCCAATCATCTGACCGGCATGACTGTGACCAGCCCGAACAGCGTCATTTATCTGCTTGACGAGTACAACACCCAGCAGGGCACGAAACTGACCGTTCAGGACGTGTATAAGGAAGCGAACTTCCCGGGGTTTGCCAAATATGCCTATGGCCGTATCAACGATATTTCCCGCCTGATGAAGGAACGCTCCATCAACTGGCATCAGAACTGGAAGATCGGCGGCACGACGTACAACATCATGCGGCACACCCCGTATGATCGCCAGCACCTCTATCTGTACAGTGGCACGCAGAGCCAGATCGACGCCCGCGTGATTCCCGAGGTATTCCATGACAACATGCTGAAATACCGTGATGCAGAACAGGTCACGTTCTGGCAGAACATCGACGAGCGCGAGACCATTTCCGCGACACCTGTTGTGACCACTGCTGCCGGTGTGGCATCCAAGAATGCAGCAGTGCAGCTCTCCAATGTATTCGGGTGCCTGCTGGACTGGGACGCCATCGGCTACACTCCGAAGCTGTCCCGCGTGGTCCCTACCCCCATGAACGCACGCGGCCTGTATACGAATTTCTGGTATCACTACGGGTGGTCGTGGTACGACGACTTCACCGAGAACGCCGTTCTGTTCCTGATGACCGACGGAGACGTCACTGCACCCAGCACGGGCAAAGCAGCCAGAGCCACCACCCTGAAAACCACCACGCACAAGGATGAGGACCCCTCGAAGTCCTGACCGGCACCGGCGGGCATCTGCCCGCCGGTTATTTTATAGGAGGTGCAAAATGCAAGCTACCTTTTATCAGTTTGCAAAGCGCACAAACAGCACAAAGCGGCCCAGCGGTGGGCAGGAGTTCGGAATTGACCTTAAAGCCCCTTGCAACATCATTGACCCAGAGATCAAGATTGCAACACAAAGCGACCCCACCGGGTACAATTATTGCTACCTTCCCACATTCAGCCGGTATTACTGGGTTAAAAATTGGACGTACGCCGACGGGCTCTGGAATGCCTCGCTGACTGTTGACACGCTGGCAAGCTACCGTGACCAGATCGGGTATTCTACCGAATATGTTGTGAGATCGTCGGCAAAGTTTGACGGCACCATTTCAGACGGCCTATATCCAGCAACAGCCGAAGTACGGAGTGTGACAAGCGCTTTTCAAGGCGGTTTTTCCGAAACAATAAGCGGGGGCTTTTTTGTTATCGGGTTTATAGCCAAAGCTGCAAATTCCATTGGTGCCATTACCTATGTAGTAATGACTCCTGGAAATGCTAAAAAACTATCTGCTAAATTGCTAACCGATGTGTCATATCTTAGTATTGATAATGCAGAAATTAGCGATAGTTTAACAAAAGTACTTTTTAATCCGTATCAGTATATCGTAAGTTGTAATTACTTTCCATTTGATGTTGCCAAACTCACCGCGCATTTGCCGCTTGTTTCTAGTGTAGATGTTGGGTGGTGGTCCATAGACATCCCTTGCTGGATTTTGGGAGCAGATAACAACAATTTAACAAAATCGGTAAGTGTGGGTATCCCAAAGCACCCACAAGCGGCAAGTCGTGGAGGTTATTGTAATGCACCCCCGTACACGGACTACACTATCTTCTTGCAGCCCTTCGGAGTAATTCCCCTCGACGCATCTAAATTGTGGGGAGCCAGCACTTTGTCTATACAATATGTGGTAGACCTTTTCACCGACGACAGCATCTTGCGTATATTAACCAATACAAATCAGCTAGTGTATGAGACAACCGCCAAACTCGGGGTACCTATTCAACTTTCAAATATTGCATTTGATATACCATCCGGCAGCGGAGGACTGCTGCAAACGGGTATTGCTGCTGCGTTCGGAGGTCTCCAAGCAGCATTAACTGGGGGATCTTTCTCAGACGTCGGAAACGGTATTCTAAATGCTGCACAAGCAACCAATGCTGATGTTGCAAGTAAGGGTGCCACTGGTTCTACAATAGCTTTTGATTCGGTACCGTATATGGTCGCTCGCTTTAAAATTCTTGTGGACGACAACAATGAGGACCACGGAAGGCCCCTGTGTAAGCGGGTACAGTTGTCCACAATTCCGGGGTTTATCATGGTGGATGATCCAGACATTGCGCTCAATGCCACAGCGGCAGAGATAGACAGTGTTAAAAGCTATCTCAAAAACGGTTTTTTCTATGAGTAGGAGGTGAAAAAAACAATGGCAGTATATAAACAGTGTATTACTGACGTGTCGCCAATCAGAGTGACCGCCGGTTATCCGGCGTACTCGGACGGAAGCCCCCACAGGGGCATTGACACGGTTCACGGCAATCATAAAGCCTACGCGCCCGAGGCGGGCGTTGTGGTCGTGGCGCAGCACTGGAATGGCAGTACCTCGGGTGATCAGTCGTGGGGCAATATGATCAAAGTCAGAATGGCCGACGGCACCACCTGGCGCGCTGCACACTTTGCTTCGCAGATATGGAACGTCGGCGACACGATCACAAAGGGTCAGTTTATTGGCACACAGGGGCAGACCGGGTACGCAACGGGCATTCACACGCATTGGGAGTACGCCGATGCCGCCGGAAACCTGAGGGACCCGTCCAGCATTATCAGAATCCCGAATCAGGTCGGAACATGGGAAGTAGAATGGGACTCCGGCGGAGGCCCCGGCCCGGGTCCGTGGCCTACCGGCAAGCTGCCGATTTGGTTACTGTTCAAAATGTCTAAAGGAGGTCGTCTGTTATGAGCGCGCCCTACAGCTATGAGCAGATCAACGCTCATGTGTCGCCGGTGACTCCCTCCGTGATGCACACCAAGGGCAACAGCTTATCCTATTATTTCCGCAAATATCTGTTCCTTGAAGCTGTGTCTATGGTCCGCTGGACGCTCCCCGACACATGGCCCAGCAACCGCTTGCAATATCTTGTTTTTGGTTCCGGCGGTGTTACGGTGTTCAATACTGACCGTTACGGCCTGGTATATGACCGAATGGGATTGACCGGCATTAACATTTTTTATAATCCTACGCACTCCATTATTGCAAACCCTTTTATCAAAGGGTCCCCTTATTTGCAAATCGGGAAGCAGTGCGAGATCATCAATTTGCAGCCCGATTACCGCGGTATGGTTGATATTGTGGCCTACTATGGGGATATGATGGCCCTTGCGGCCCAGACCATCCAGAGCAATTTAATCAACAGCCGGTTGGCGTATGTGTTCGCATCTGGTAACAAGGCCGGTGCAGAATCTTTTAAAAAGATGTTCGACCAGATCATGCAGGGCGACCCCGCCGTTTTTGTGGATTCCTCTTTGCTTAAAGCGCCTAAAAATGGGGCATCCGGGCAAGCGCCATGGATGTACTTTGCGACAGACCTTAAAGGAAACTTCATCACTAACGAACTGTTGACCGCCCTTAAAACCATTAAAGCCCTGTTCGATACTGAGGTCGGCATCCCGAATACCAATACCAGCAAGAAAGAGCGGATGTTGACCGACGAAGTCAATTCTAACAACGTTGAGACAGCCGCCAAAGCGTCACTATGGTTGGACAGCTTGCAGCATGGGTGTGAGCGGGTCCACAAGCTATTTGGAATTGACAAATCTACTTTATGGGTCGATTGGCGTTTTCCGCCCGATACCGGGAAGCAGGAGGTGAACAACGATGCACGCAACGTTGAGCTTTAACGGCCTGTTGGCAAGATACCCGAAACTGTTCGACGACTTGAAAGTCCCTGACAGTGTATCTAAAGAAACTGTTTGCAATCAATTACTGTTTGATACGCTGGAATTGGAGGTATTATACGCGGATGGCCCCACTATGCGCAGGGCGCTGGGCGTCTATTCTGAAACTATGCTCCCGAGCTGGACCCGGTACGCCGAGGCGCTGGGCCTTGAATACGATGTTTTGGCATCCGATGACAGAACCAGAACCACCGACCATGCAGGAACCAGAGGCGGCACGATCAACCGCACAAACGGCGTGAAGGGAACAACTACACGAGCGCCCAACCTGACCACCACCGGCCAGAATACCGGCAGTGACAGCACCACCCGGGACGTCACGGGGTTTGACAGCGGGACATTGCAAACCGCTGAAAAGAGTACAACGGCACTCGGTACTGGGAACACCATTACCAGCAGCGGCACGGACACGACCACCACCGATCAGACAACCACCGATAACAATACTTCGGAGTTGCACGACGGCTACAACGACACCGTGACAGAGAAGGGCCGGGCAGGACGGGACCCGCAAGACCTTATTGCCAAAGAGTTGACTCTTGCAATGGAGAATGCAGTTCATAAAATCGTTACGGACATCCGGGTGAACTTTTGTTTGCTGGTATATTAAGGAGATGTGATTAATGAGTATCAATCCTATCCACAGAGCGCCCTACACCAATTTCCATGATCTCAATCTTGATTGGATTATGGACGCGCTTAACGAATTCGACACCAAACTGACGAATTTCGTCAGTTTGGCCACGATCAAGTACGCAAACCCGATTCAGTGGGACATCACAAGCCAGTATGAGGCAAACACCGTTGTTGTGGACAGCCACAGCAACGCCTATCTTTCCGTACAGCCGGTGCCGTCCGGCGTTTCTCTGGATCGTACCGAGTTCTGGACCAAAATTGGCAATTTTGATGAACTTTGGGCCGATGTCAAAAAGGCCATTACTCCCAACGATGAGGGCCACAGCCCCACCGCGACAGCTGCAAGAGCTGTCAACGATCTTGTCTGGGTCAATGGGGCGCTTGTACGTGTCACAAAAACAATGTCCGCCGGTGATGCCTATGTGCCCGGCTCCAACTGCGTTAGCAGCTCCACAAATGAAGTTCTGCACTACCTTGTGACTACGTTTAATGAGGGCTTGAGCGCAGAGAAAACGGCCCGGGAGGACGCCGACAACCAGCTTCAGACGGATATTGACAATGAGACACAGGCCCGGAAGGACGCCGACACCCAGCTTCAGACGGATATTGACAATGAGACACAGGCCCGGAAGGACGCCGACACCCAGCTTCAGACGGATATTGGCAATGAGACACAGGCCCGTATTGAGGCAGATAAGAAATTACAAAAACAGATTGAGGACAAATCCTCTGGCGCATTTGCTAACGTTAAGGACTACGGTGCATTAGGCAACGGCTTAGCGGATGATACGGAGGCAATTAAGCGTGCTATGGCATCTGGTCTTCCACTGCTGTTCCCGGATGGTACATACAATATTACACAGGACGTCACACTGACCGGCTCCTATTTTGCGTACAACGCAATGTTGATTGCGACCACATGCACAGTAACCATCACCGCACCGATTGCCGGTGCTAACTGTCATTTCCGTAAAGCAAACAACGGCACAATCAAGATGACCGATAGCGTTGTACTGGTTGACTGGTTTAATTATGAAGGTGATTTAGGGTCTGCTATCAGCAATTATCTCTCCGGTTATGAGGGTACAGTGAAGTTTGGTCGTCCTGCTACATATGCTGGACTTGGCACTGATACTGCATACATTGTAAGTAATAATATTTATCTTCAACCGCACACAACATACGATTTGCAGGGGTGTGTTATTAAGCTCACTACTGCCAACAGCAGATTCATTTTTAACGGTAGTAATACCGCCCATGTGGAACGCACTATCTTTCGCAATGGCGTTATTATCGGTGCGACCGATGATGTAGACGCGGCTTTTAATTCGGAGTATTCTGAGCGATTCTTCATTGAGGATATGTTTATAATCGGTTGCCGAAAGGTGCTAGAATGTTCGCATACTATCAATATACAGGTGCGCAATATTATACATGATATTGCACTTGCAACCTCTAAACCTGTTGTGAGTTATCATTTAGTAGAGAGTTCCACGGGTGCAACTGGTATCTCCGGCAACGCCTCTTTCCGCGCTGAAAACTGCATTTCCAGCCTCGGCAGTGCTACAGGGGATAGGTGGATGTTCCTTGCTGATTCTTCCAACGATATTCGAGATATTTATATCAGCAACTGCGAATGCAGCAACTCCAATGGCATATGGATTAACGCAACCTCGACACCATCAACGGTTTGGGACATTCTGATTGATGGTTTCATTGCAGACCAGTGCCCGCAAACCGGTATTTACTTGACAAATTGTCTTAATGGCGCAATACATATTCTAAACAGCTATAGTAACGCTGCATCATACGGCATACGCCTAGTAGCATCAACGGCTATTATCAATACATGCCAGTTCCTTGCTACGTCACCCATGAATGGTATTTACATCGAGGGAGGGTGTAGGGCAGTTTCTATCAGTCATTGCACTTTTATTGATGTACAGAGTCCGATTCATATCGCCGACGGCGTTGGAACCATCGTGGACGATATTGCGGTACAGCGCAAGACCCTACATGGAGCAAACACCCCGGCTGTATTTGTCGGTTCGGAGTGGTGCTTTATTACCCGACTTTCTGGATGGGATATATCGCCCGCCTACACAGCAGGTGTTCAGTTTGGTGCGGGCAACTGTACGTTTGGATTCATCAACGGGTTTGACCCTACAAAGTACTCAAAACTGGGTGCCCCTACAAACATTCAGCAAATTTCCACCGCAGCTATTTAAACACAACAGCCCCCTCGACAGAGGGGGCTGTTTATTCTATATGTTGCTGTACTCCCCTACCCTACCGAGTGCAGAGGGAGGGATTTTCTTATAGGTA